GAATTGAATTGAAACAGGAAACGCAACTATCTACAGTATCAAAACCAAAAACATTTTCTACTCGACCCCATCTACTTGGGTTTCCTGCCATACGAATAACAGAACCTGAAATTTTAATACTAACCTCATCACAATAGCTGCCTTTATGATGATACTTTCCTGTTACTCTACTTTTTTTAATTTCGCCGCCTTCAGTAACGACCATTAAATATTGACCATAAATAGAAAGCAAAACATCTTCAGGGATTTCTACCCCAAAATCCTGCTCTATCTCTAACCAGTCAATAAATAAAGACACTTAGCTACCTATTTACCTAAAAAAGTATTTTAGATATTTATATCACTTTCACCTTAAAAGGTAAATAGGTAAAATGAATATTAGGTAAAAAAGTTTATACTACAAATATTAAAATATTAAAATATTAAAATATTTAAGTGTTACGACATCTATACATGTTCAGAAAAGAGAGAATCCAACATGAAAACTACAGCTAGCTTTAACATCAAATTAGACAAGAAAATTAAAGTCGAACGCTTAGCCATGGAAGTAGGCATGAAAATTGGACGACCAGTAAAATGGACTGAAGTAATGAATGTTTTAGTTGATCATTTTGCGAAAGATGCGGTCGCATATATTGAACACAATGAAAAACAAAAACAATAAATACCGCAGAATATTGCGGTAAAGTTCGGGTGTTACAGAACTCCCGAACTTTTATAGCGATTTTTCAACAAATCATAAGGAGACAAAAATGAATGTTAAAGTCATTACAGGTACACCTGTTAATATTAAAGATATTAATGTACTGGATGTTGTGGAAACAACCTATTATCATCAAATAGATAAAAAAACGTTAGGGCAATCTCTTCTTGGTAATAATAGAGATAAATTTTTTAATGATGGTGTTAAAGATCTTATATCATTCGCCCAAAGAATAGGCGGAAATATAATTTTTGATATTAGAGTATCAACCGCAACAGCAACATTTAGTAATGGAATTTATTTTTATACAACATTGATTGCTACCGTAGGTAAAGAATAAAAAATAACCGGCAAATTGCCGGTTATTTTCTTATATAAAATTTTCCTGTTGCCACAGGACTAAATGCATTGATAAATTCATTTTTATCTATTGGCACATTAGAGTTCTTCAACTCTTGTAAAAATGCAGCTAAATGCTCGCAAAGATCAAAGCGCTCTTGAGTTTCTTCAAGTGTGTAAAATCGTTTAGTTTCAAATATGATCTCTATCGTATCTAACGTACAATAAACCCTATAATCATCAGCCCTTAGCAATCTAACAGCATTTAGAAAGTGTATAGGTGTTATATCTTTTAAAGTAATATTTGACATAAATTCAATAACTTAAAATTTCGCATAATGGCGGATTATGTGTAAATTTTTGTGCGGTGCTGCGCCATTATACCGCACTGCAAATTGTAACATAATCCGAAAATCATTATGCGAAATCAATTACAAGGTTAGTGAAAGCTACGCATTAATAAAATCACAAAGTTATGCACAGGTCACGGATACTGCTTAATCAATACAAAATATGGAAATTTCATGCACTGTAACATGAGTTTTTTAAAAGTTATTGAACTATACAATAGAAATGTAAAGAAAATGCAAAGCCTTTTGAACGTTTCACATTAACTTTTTGAGGATGTTTTAAATAATAAATTTTTAACAGGGGCGATTTTAATTTTGTGATTTTTTTAAGAATGGAACGCGCAACATATTCATTTTTTCAAAACACATTGAGCAGGGTTTACGGGGCTGCAGCCGCTGCCCCTTACGTCAGGAGAAAATGCACTGCATTTTCCCCCGACACCCCAATTTACTAGAAAAGCTATTTTGATCTATTTTTGGCCTTAAGTTTTCTTTTCATCTTTTTCTGTTTCTTACGCAATTTTTCATTTTTAATCCGATTTTCTTCTTCCTTCTGGATTTGATTTAAACGAGTAAATATTTGTTTGATGACCGCATCATCAGTTTCACCTAAAACAATATTTACATCTCTCAAAAACTTACATTGCTCTATAGCAAACTCAAATAATCTATCCTCTTCCTTGGCTTTTTTTAAGCCGTTAGAATACTTTTGATCAATGTAATCGTATATTGATAATTCTCTCTCTAAAATCTCAGGAGTAACACTATCATTTTCCATAAGTGTATCTCTATATTCATCTCTTGATAAACCACCTATAAATGGAAAAAATCTCATAAAATTTCTATCTATAAACACTGATTCTGACATATCAATTCTCCTATAGTTAAGTTGTATCGTAAAAGCCACAAAGCGCAGGCGTATAACGCCTTTACCCTTTGCGGCTTTTACTTTTAAATCATCTTCACTTGTAACAAGATAACTATATCAGTTTTTGTATTAGATTTAGACTTCCCTGTTAAAATACCTTTAGGCAAGAAAGAAAAGCCAGTTTCACCTTCTGTAATTTTATTTTCAGCTAACCCACCTAAAACAATCACATCACCGCTTTTAACCGTTACATCAGTTACTATGTCACGTTTAATCAGTGTTGGAGACTGATTTACTCCAGTATCTGTTTTTACAAAGTTAGAGAGCTGCTGATTGATTTTTAAATCAATCGCATTGCTTTTTATAGTTGGTTGAATATCAAAAATCACACCAGAAGATCGATATTCAATAGACTGAATTGGGCGGCCATCTTGATAAGTCACGTTAGACAATACAGGAACATCAGAACCTACCGAAAAATTGCCCTTTGAGCCTGATTTTACACGTAAAGTTGGACTGCTCACGACCTGAAAACGCTCATCAGTACGAAATAACTCAATCATTGCATCTAGATTACCGGCATTAACCGTAATAAAGTTTTCGTAATTTTGTTTATATCCAATATTAATGCCTAGCTTTCCTGAAAGTAATTTTGCTAAAAGATTAATGCCACTTCCTTCTTTTGCTACATCTTGTACTTCAAAAACATAGCCTGTCACAACAACTTCACGACTTGGCGTATCAACAGACTGTAAAACAGATTTAATTCTTGAAATATCTTCAACTGTTCCATAATAAACAAGCTTATCACCGCTTGCTGATACTTGACCTTCTCCTTGAAGAAATTGGGCTAGATATTCTGTATCACGATGAATAGGATTATAAACAAAACTTTTCTTAATAATTTTTGCGGGTTTAGGCTCAATATGAGCGAGGTAAACAACCCCATTTTTCTCGTAAACCTTGATATTCATATTTTCAAAATATCGTGTAATAAATTGGCCAAAATCTTGATTTTCAGTTGTATGAAAGCTAATCAAACGTGTATCTGCGGCCAGTTTGGGATCTAACATATAAGGCTTTTCTAAAACTTCGTCATAAATCATTCCTACAGCTTTAGGTAATGGCACAGCCTCCAATTTGAAATTAATATTTTTCGCTTGAGCATAACCAAAAACAAACATAAATAAGAAAAATAAAATGTTACGTTGTAATCTCATTGTTTTACTCCTGAATAATAATTTACTCGTTGATTATCAATAATCCCCTCTAGCATCCGACCTGTAAAATTAAAGCTTGAACGAGGTTCTAAACGTAAATTTCCTTGGTTATCCGCTAAAATCACAAAACTTTTTCCTGATTTTTGTAACTCCCCTGTTATTCTCCATTGAGCAGATAAAGGCGGTACTATTTGAATCGGCAACTGATTGCTAGATTCCGATACTGAATTTAATTCACTATTTTCTTGTATTGTTTGTTCCGGTTTACTATCGTTCACATCATTTGGATGAAAAAAATTAATCAATTTATATACTGAAAAACCAAAAATAAGCACAAAAAGAACAGCAAAATACTTAATGCTAGATTTGTTTAATGCGTTCTGTCTCTTATCCGTAACTAGTTCTCGTCCATTTTCCGTTTCATAACTTTTATAAAGTGGAAAAATAGCTTTATCATATTTTTCTTGATAAGTTGAAGTCCTTGATGTTTTCCAGCATTTATTACCTGAAAAAACATCTATTCTGTAACGACTTTTCAAACCTGCTGCGACAAGTTTTGTCATCTTGAACGTGGTTTCAATACGCTCAACAAGTTCTTTTTGTAAATTAGTTAAATCTTGATTAAGAATGACAAAATCACAAGAAACACCATTATCATCAGTAAAATGTCGATGTTCAGATAAAAATGAAAAATGATTGTCTTTGATTTTTTCTTTTCTAGGGAAAAAGCGCCAAGCCTCATCAATAACAATTAAATCCCCTGCTTTACAGAAGGTTTCAATACCGTTATCTATCGCATTTTTATAAGGATAAAAATTCTCACTTAAACAAGCGTCATTATCTACAACTACTAACTCACCCAAATTCTCAGGTGACAATTTCTTATCTTTCGATAAACAATACTCTTCTATTAATTGTTTATTTAATCCGTAAATGTTTGATACAACTCTGCGCCCCGATGAGATGGCAGGAATAATGACGGATTTAACCACCTCATAAGATTTACCATGCCCGGGTAACCCTACATAAGCAGAAATAGCCATAAATTACCCCCTATCCAATAACAGGAATTCTGCGAATGATAAAACGAGACAGTAAAGCAGAAATGAAAAGGCTTATACCTGTAGGAACTTTTAAAATGTATAAAAAATAAAGAATTGAATCCGGCAACGCATTAAATAAATCCTTTATGTTTGGAATATTCTTAGGTAAAAACAACTCTATAATTACAGGAATAAATTCGGTCGTAATATAAAACAATGCAAAAAATACAAAAAATTTTGCAATCACACCTCTAACCAAAAATTGCATTAAAGAAGATAATGCAGCAAATATAACTCCATACATAAAACCGCCCTCCCTAAGCACTCAATAAAACTCTTAAAGAAACAATTCCCCAAATCAATAACATCAAAGATGATATGATGCCTTTATTCCTTTCTACATAATCGCAATGTCTATCTAAAGTTACATTGGCCTCTAAATACGGAATATGCCCACTCCAAACTGGACACTGTATTTCTCTTTCGGAAATATTAAAATCTTTTAAAGAAGGGAAAAATTCATTAAATGGCTCCAGTATTTGAAGTGCTGTAGGAGGATTAATATCAGGCATATCAACAGCCGGAGAAGAAAAATCAACGCTTTTTGATATAGAAGTAGAATCAGACTCTTTTTCACCCTCTTTAGGTTTAGGATTACTAGAGCTAACAACATCATCAAACATATCATCAGAATATCTAAAACCAATTAAATCTTTAGCTTTTAAAGATGGGTCTGTAAAATATTTTCTAACATCACTCGGCTGAATATTAGAGATCACTTTTCTTTCTTCATCGGTGAATTCATCACTATTTAATGAAACCGCATTTTTTGCAAAACTAGAAATTTGTGCATCATCCTTTAAGATAACTTTATTCTCTGGAACGACTTGAGTCCCCCAAAGGACTTGAGGTTTTTTAGAGGCGGCTCTTTTATTTTGCTTAATAACCCTAACAGTAAATAAATCTCTTTGTATATAACACTCACTTGAACCTTTAATACATTGTTTAAAGGAAAAATTAACTACAAAACCATCAGAATAAATAGGGCTTTTTTCTTTAGAAACTACTTTAAAATCACTGAATGTTGAATTTAATGGCGCACGCTTAGCCTCTTCTTCAAAACCTTTATTTATCGCACAGTTAAGCGTTTCATCATGAGAAGATGTTTTACAAGAACCATAAGCATCTTCATAAGTAAAAACCATATTATCTTGAAGATTTACAAACACCGGATTAAATAAAGATGGCTCTTCCTCTAAATAAACCTTCTCTAACATACCTGTTTTAGGATCTTGCGCCATCACATAAAAACCTAATGAATCTTGAGAGGCAGAAGTAAATTTCTGAAAAGCACTATCAATCAACTGGTCAGTAAAATATCCCAAACCAAAAGTAACCGCTAAACCCGTAATAGGATGTTTAGAATATAAAGCTCCTGATGCTCTAGTCGCTTTTTTAGCAATACTACGTAAAACATTTGCTCTACGTACTTCTTGCATTGTAGATGCGCCAGAATTAGGAATAACTGCAGGTAAGTTATACGTTCTGTTATATGATCTCTCAAGCAAGTCTTTCACAATTACTTTAGTTTTATTTTCAGTTGTAAAAGGTCTGTCAGCAGAAAAAGCTGAACTACAAAAAAATGCTAAAAATACAACAACTATAAATTGTTCAAACCAAGCACTACGACCAATCCGCAAACTATTCCAAGAAAAAAGTACATTAAATCCCATAAAAACATTACCTAGCCCTTTATCATTAATTAATAAATAAAAAAGGAGGGATTCCCTCCTTTTTCCCTAGCGGCCAAATAAACCCAAAATAAATCGAACTCCCATTTTAGCAATTCGAGGACCAATCAAAATACCACCGGCAGCAACGATACCAGCAATCACTGTAGAAAAGTCCACTTGATTGAGCATGCTAGACACATCAATTTGTACCTTTTGAGCTGCTTCACCTTGAGCAAAAGCACTAACTGAAGAACCTAAAACAACTGCTGAAACAAGATATTTTTTTAAATTTGACATTTTAAACTCCTTGTACTGAGTTAGAATAAAGTGCTTATCTAAAAATAGCTAAAACTGAACCAACAGATTTAGCTATCAAATAAAAAATAAGCACCAGACCAAATGAAAAGCCAAAACTATCGACATGATGAATGAAATCCTGTGCCGAAAAGTTTTGATTTTCATTACCTGAAAATGCCACAGATTTAAGTTTGACGGCCTCTGTCTGTGGTATTTTCAAAACCACTTCATTACAACTAATACCTGATTGAGATTGGCATAACTTCGTTGTAATCTCGATTTCATTACTCATAAATGAAATACCAATAAATAAAAAATTGTTAGAGCAAGACTACAACCAATAAAACTC